CACAAACACTGTGAGCGTCATGCCAAATGATTTGTACTAGCTGATGCTTCATACTCTTTCCCTCGGTACATCGCAAACCCGTCGGTTATAGCGACCTGCTCATAAACAAACTTTCCTGTCTCAGGATCGTACGGTACGACCGCTACACCTTGCTGCCAATCCTCAGTGCGTTTCAACGGCCGGCCGTCTAAATCAATGCCACCCTTAACGCTAGGAATAGCACCGTCCACTCGACACAAACAGCCAGGCGAAGCCGCCATCACCGTTCTAGGACCATCAAAATCGTCCCTCGTGCGCTCAGCCCATTCCCTACGGTGAATATGCCCATAGATCACACTGACCTTCTCAGACGACAAATACTTGTGCGCAGTACTGCCACCACTAGCCACCTTGTCACCATGAATGACACGCAACTCTGGCGTAATCCAACAATGAGCTGCTGGATAGCCAGGACGGTATTCAATATCAACCTCATCCAAGCGACACAAAAACGGCACAGACATTACAGGCCACGAATTAGGAAGGTTGCCCCGTTTTAAACCAAACGATGCTGAAGCGTTCATCAACAAATACTTAGGTAGACGTTCCTCATGATTACCTGCCAACCAAACGATCTTTGCGTTAGGAGCTGCTTTGCGTAGTTGTGCACCCAACAGGGTTGCTCGATCTATTGTCGCTTGGGTTGTGCGCTGATATGCAGGCGTAACTACATATTTGCCTAATTCAGCCAAGTCAAGGTTGTCGCCCACCAAGACAACCAGATCAGGGTTCACATCAGTACAAATGCGTAGGGCTACATCAATGGCACGCTCGTCATGGATCGGTTCTAGTTGCCCGGTCAAAGTCGTAAAATAACCAATCTGTATGTCAGGGAATATAAAACATTGAGCCCATTTTGATTGGCGTTTCTGTACCTTAGACACTGGGATACGCACTACAGGGCCTTGCTTAATTACTGGCCATTCAGGACCAGTTTCCCACTTAGGAGAAAACTGGATCAGCGATGTTTCACGCAATGTTGCTCGAGTCGTCGGTTTCACTTGAGTGACCTCACCTATCTCGTCTATGTCAATTCCTTGACTGTTGAGCAGTGCAGCGATACGACCAAGTTGCCGTTGCATAAGGCTTACCTTACATATTTCAAGCATTTAGTGGGGGATACTTGACAATGCTCCCACCCATATGGCTATGATCTCATCGCTGGGTCGGGATCGACACCGACCCAGCCCCCCTACAACATCAGCTCATAAAGAGATGAGCATTAGCCCTTGTGAGTATCTGAGCCTCACTATGGGAACACTCGGCAACGAGGGTAGACGGCTATGTCATGTAGTCGATCAGCGTTCAAACGTACATTGCGAAGGTTGTCCACCGAACAAAACTAGACCGGCACCCTGTGGCTACTTGCCCAAATTGTGGGGGACACAAACCACCCAACCCTGTTACTTTAGAATGAGGACAACCGAGCAAGCGCCCTTCTTGCTTGGGCGTCAGTATCACTTGACCTAAGCCCTTGACCTAAGGAGTAACCCGACATGACAGAACGCCACTACAACTCCAAGCAATACAAAGACAACCGCGCACAAATACTCGCAGACAACCCCCAGTGCTACATATGCGGCCGACACGCACAAACCGTAGACCACCTACTCGAAGTAGACCGAGGAGGCACACACGACATAGAAAACCTTGCACCATGCTGCACCTCATGCAACTCACGACGAGGACAAAAATATGGCGAACAAAAAAAGAAAACTAAAAAAACAGACGAACCTTTTTTTACACAGCCGACAGATGACCCCGCCCTCTTTATTTCGCTCTCTTTGGGGGAACTAGCCGGAACTGGTAGCGATCAGTCTGCATTACCGCAGGTCACAAACTATTTGCCTCGACTGGAAACGACCGGTATTGGAGATTTGTCTTATGGGCCTCAAGTTGTTAAGTGGGCTAAGACGTACATGAATCTTGACTTGTTTGAGTGGCAGGCTCACGCTTTGTTTGGTCAACTTGCGCATGATGTCAACGGCGATCTTTTGTTTCGTGAATCTCTGGTTAGTACTGCTCGTCAGAACGGTAAGTCGATCGGGTTGCAGGCCTTGATCGGCTGGTGGTTGACGGAGATGCCTAAGTTGCGTGGTAAGCCTCAAAACATCCTCAGTGTGGCTAACCGTTTGGATCGTGCTGAAAGTGTGTTTAACGCTTTGGCTCCGATTCTTGTTGATCTATTTGGCGCTAAGGCAATGCGGACGTTTGGTCGCAAGTCGGTTGAGATGCCCGACGGGTCTATGTGGGAAGTTCGTGCAGCTTCTCCCACTTTGCATGGTGGTAGTTATTCGCTCGTTTGTGCCGACGAATTATTTAATATTGGTGAGCGTGCTTTGTCGGAAGCAATTAGGCCTTCAATGATTGCCCAAAAATCTCCGTTGCTTTCGTGTTGGTCAACAGCTGGTGATGAATCAAGTGTGGCCATGATTCAGATGCGTGAGATCGCTATTAACGAAATAGAAAAAGGTGAACATTCACGACTTTATTTTGCTGAATGGTCTATCGGCGATAGGGACTGGCGGAACCCTGAGAATTGGGTTTATGCAAATCCTTGCCTGGGTAAAACAATAACAATTGAAGCACTCCAGGCTGTATCTAAAAAAGAATCGTTTTTGCGTGCTCACTTAAATATGTGGGTGAGTAGTCGAGGCAGTTGGTTGGAGGAAGGCGTGTGGGCGTCCTGTAAAACTGATGATCCAATGCCGGAGGGCGGAGTGCTGGCCGTAGAAATGTCAATGGACACAAATCGTTATGTTGGCGTGAGATCGTCAATGTTTAATGGGATTGTGCACACTCATGTTGAGTTTATTGTTGATAACGAGGCGGCTCTTTGGGTTGAGATTGATCGAGTCATGGCCGACAAGCTTGTAGCCCTGGCTATTACGCCGACGTTAGAAATCCATGCGCCTTTGAATTACCGTCGCCGTATGACTGTGGTTGGTCAGGCGGAGTTAATTAAGTTCACGGGTCTTGCGCAAAAGATGATTCTTGAGGGCCGTGTTAAGCACTCCGGTCAACTCACTTTGTCGGAACATATGAACAGGGCCGTGCTAATTAAGACTGGTATGGGTGTCACGCTTTCTCACAAGTCAAGTCCAGGACCAATAGAACTTGCGAAGTGTGCAGTGTGGGGTATTGCTCTTTCTAGCAAATATCAGAATCGGGCTAAACCCATAATGGTAGTAAGGTGAACTAATATCGGCATCGTGTCGGCGGGTTCGTCGGGGACCCGTCGGCACTCCCCTGTAAAGGAAACCTAATGGGATTATTTAGCAAAAAAGAAGTCACAAAGGCGGCTATTAGTCCTATTCCTGAGGAATCGGTTGCAGCTGCAGTTGGGACCAATTACTACCGACAAAACAAAGCGCCCAACACGATCGGTAGTTGGTACACCTACCAGTCTGGCTTGGCTCGTAATCGTGCTATTTCTGTACCTGCGATTAGTCGAAGCCGTGACCTTATGGCCTCAGTTTTGGCAAGCATGGAATTGAAGATGTGCACCGAGATTTGGAACGGCGACGAAATGGAAACCGTTCCGTTGGCTCCTCGCACCTGGTTACGCCAACTTGATCCCGAGATGCCCAACTCGTTCTTGTTCCCATGGATTTTTGATGACCTGTTTTTCTTTGGTCGTTGTTTCCTCTACATCACCAGCCGAACAAAAGATGGTTACATGGCGTCTGCCACCCGTTTACCCCAGGGCTCCATTGACTCGGCCGACGCTGAAGGTCCAGTGTGGTTCGGTAAAAGCAAAGAAATCTATTTCAATGGTGGCGCTCTAGACCCTGCCGATGTCGTTCAGATTTACAGTCCTACACAGGGCATGATCTACATGAGCGAACAAACCATCGCTACCGCTCTGAAATTGTGCGATGCCCGCTTCCGTAACGCCAGTTCAGCAATACCAGCTGGTGTACTGAAACAGACTGGCGGAGAACCTTTGTCGGCCGAGGAATTAGGTGCTTTGGCTGAAGCCTTTAACGAGGCTCGAAGCACTAACCAAACTGCAGCTCTTAACGAGTATTTGACGTACACAGAAACAAATGCGACACCCGACAAAATGCTGTTAATTGACGCCGCCGAATACCAGTCAAAAGAGATCGCTAACTTGTGCAACGTCCCCCCATATTTACTGGGAATTTCCACGGGCAGTTACGCTTATACCAACAGCGCAGGCGCTAAGTCGGACTTGTGGACATTCGGATTATCAATGTATGCACAGGCAATATCGTCAGCATTATCACAGCAACTACCTCGAGGCACTTATGTTAAATGGGATGTTGAGAAATGGTTAGAAGCTGATAGTTACATGAAAAAAGAAACTAAGACAGTTGAAGAAAACACTCAAGAGGAGTTGGCATGATCAGGTTTAGTTCAAACACTTTCGCTGTAGAAGCTGCAGGCCCAGACGGGCAGGATCGTCGCACCATCACAGGCGTTGCAGTTCCCTATAACACTTTTGCAACAGTCTCAGATGGAACAAACGTGCAGTTCGCACCGGGCAGTTTGTCTGTTGAAGGCAAAGCCCCGAAACTGTATATGTACCATGACTCCACACAAGCAGTTGGTTTAGTGGCCGAGCGTGTTGACAGTCCAGAAGCCATGTATTTTACAGCACGAGTTTCTAATACTCGAGCAGGAGATGAGGCTTTAGTGCTTGCTTCCGATGGTGTCATTGACGCTGTATCTGTTGGAGTAAATCCGACAGAATTCAAATACGACGACGCAGGCAACATGACAATCATGAAAGGTGATTGGGTCGAATTATCGCTAGTCCCACAAGGGGCATTTGCTGGTGCTACCATAAGTAAAGTTTCGGCGGAAGCGCCACAAGTCGAAGAACAAAAGGAAGAACCAAAAATGGAACTTAGCCCAATCGTTTCTGAAGAAGTCATCGTGCCGACCACACCGATCTTTGCTCAGCCTCGTCGTGAGTTCGCTATGCCTAGCGCATCCGAAATGCTCGCTGCTTACCACACTGGTGGCGACACTTGGCACAAAGTGAACGATGCTTTTGTTCAGGCTTCAAAGCGTAATCAGACTGCGATTCAAGCAGCAGCTGGTGACATTCTCACATCGGACACGCCAGGCTTGCTCAGCGTTTCGGTGCTCGGGCCTGTGTTCCAGGATCTGAACTTCGTGCGTCCAGTCGTTAACGCTTTTGGTGCTCGAGCCATGCCGAACACGCCAAGCCGTCAGTTCATTCGTCCGACCATCACGACCCACACCTCTGCAGCAGTCCAGTCTGGTCAGCTTGACGCAGTGTCGGCAACCACAATGGTTGTAGCTTCAAACACTGTCACCAAGTCAACCGTTGCCGGTCAGGTCACCTTGTCACGCCAAGACATTGACTTTACCGATCCTGCAGCAATGCAAGTCGTGTTGAACGACCTCGCTGGTCAAGTACTTATCAAGACTGACGACATTGCAGCTGACGCCTTAGTCTCAGGTGCTACCGCTTCGGGTTCAACTTGGACTGTTACCGCTGCCGATCCGTCAGGATTGTTCACTGCTCTGTACGACGCCGCTCGAGAAATTGCGGAAGATTCAAACTTCTTCCCCACTCACTTGTGCGTGTCGCCCGATGTATGGGAAAAATTGGGCCGTCAAACCGATGCTGACAAGCGTCCAGTCTTTGGTTACAACGCCAACGGCATGATGACCACCAACTCAATTGGTAACGTCTCTGGTATCCAGTACACCAGCATGAATGTTCTCGGTTTGAATGTCGTCGTTGACAACAACTTCGCTTCCGGAACCATGCTTGTGGTTTACGCACCAGGCTTTGAAATCTACGAATCAGGCCCGCAATTGTTGA